ATTTACTCAGACGCTCTATCTTGGTGCTGTACACACCGCCGATGGCGCAAAGTTTACTCAGGATTCAGGTAAATTCCACGACTGCCGTATTTACGACCGCAGATGGACAGACGCAGAGGTCATGCAGTGGCTCGGTGTAGATAGCCTGTCAACGGTATTTACGGATGACATGGATGCGTAAGGGGGTGAGCGTATGAACGACATTATCCATCGTGGCGAGACAATGCTTATCAGCATCTCCGGCGAAGATTTCCCCGTCACTGACCTGTCTGACGTTGTGCTGACCATAAAGCACGGACAGACATATTCTGGTGAAGTCCCGGACACCATTGGAACAACCTTTTTCTACCCGATGCAAGTGACCTGATTAGAGGAGATGGCTTATGGAGTTTACACGAGGTGAAACACCTACTTATATTGTTGATTTCAGTACATGCGAGATTGATACCACGGATGTATCCAGAGCAGTACTTATCGTTAAACAACTTGGCATCGAAATAAACCTGACATCTGGCATCGTCATTGACAATGAAAGCAACACTATATCATACCATTTCTCGCAGGAAGAGACGCTCCGTTTTGCGACCGGGAAACTTCAGCTACAGCTTGATGTCGTTACGAACGATGAGGAAAGAAGTGTAGCAAGCAGGAATGTTGTTAGGGTCGTTGACACGATCATAGACGAGGTGATCTGATGGATAGAGAATTAAGAACACAGGCTCGCCTGAGCAAAAGAACTCTTACGACACAAGCAGACATCGGAAATACCGTCTATGGCACAGAGGTACATAGTGTAAATGGCAAAGTAGGGCATGTTGTTCTGGACGCAGAAGATGTGGGAGCATTACCTTCTGACACTCCTATTCCATCTCTTGACGGGTATGCGACCGAAGAATGGGTAGGTGAACAGGGGTATGCAACTCCGGCTGACATCCCTACGGATGTTAGTGCTTTCAACAATGACGCAGGATACATTACAAGGCATCAGGATATAAGCGGTAAAGCGGACAAGGCAACCACGCTTGCAGGATATGGCATTGAAAACGCTTATACAAAGACAGAAGTTGATGCGCTTGTAGATGGGCAGACTGCTCCTGTTTCGTCTGTCAACGGCAAGACTGGTGATGTCACGATCACAGCGCAGGAATTAGGTGCGCTGACAGAGCATCAGGACATCTCTGGAAAAGCGGATAAATCTGAAATCCCCACAAAGACATCGGAACTGACTAACGATTCGGGGTTCCTCACTCAGCATCAAGATTTGAGTTCTTATGCTCTTAAGTCTGAACTTCCCACAGTTCCTACAGATGTCAGCGCATTTACAAATGATGCAGGATACCTTACACAACATCAATCCCTTGCTGATTATGCACTTAAGAGCGAAATTCCTACTGTCACCAACGATTTTACGGACGATTACAAGAACAAAGTCGATTCGCTGTGGGAAGACTATCAGGATGCGCTTGTAGCTTTAGGTTAAGGGGGTGATGTGATGACAAAAGTATTGACTCCCAAAATTGAGGCACTGACCGCATATGCGAACGGAATAACTGGGAAAAATGATACAACTTTGTCTGATGCAGTTGCAAGTCTGGCAGATGGGTACGGACAGGGTGGTGGGTATTCGCCTGATGATATAGCAAGCGGAGCAGAGCCAAGTGGTGTCTTTGATATTACGGGTGTAAATTTTGAACGTGAGTATGCGTTTTATGCATGCCGAAATATTACAGAGGTCAAAGGAAAAACGCCAAAATTAACATCAGACTGTTTTACTAACTGCACCGGGATTGAAAAAATCCATGTAGAGTTGACCGGTAATAACAGCAATGGCTACTATTTTAAGAACTGCACAAAATTAAAAACTGCTGTATTCCTGCAAAATATTACATATGGTGAATATAGTGGAGCGTATGCAATATTTTATGGTTGTACCTCGTTGGAAGTTGCTGACTTGATGGCACAAAAATTAGGGACGGATACTTTTCGTAATAATCAAAAACTTAACACGTTAATTTTGAGAAATACTTCACAACGAACAGCATTTTATTTTGACCCAAAGTTTTCAACGACACCATTCAAAGAGAGCGGCACAGGTGGTACTTTGTACGTTCCACAGTCAATGATTTCGGTATATGAAGCGGACAGCGACTGGAGCAAGTTGCTTTCATATCCTAATAACCAAATCCTTCCGATTGAAGGCAGTATCTATGAAACGCAATACGCAGACGGAACACCTATCACAGTATAATGGGGGTAAAAAATCATGTTATATCTTATCGTACTCATAGTAACTAACACAGACGGCACTTATAGCTATTACACCTACGATTTCCGCAGTTTTGCTACGGCACTTGTCAACTATGACCGTAAACAGGCTGAGACAACCGCAAATACGGCGATAGCATACTACTCCATCAAGCTGATGGATGCGACAGGCAACATCCTCAAGAGTGAGGAACGTGACCTTACAAGCCTGAGGGAGCAGGACGCTTAACGAGGTGACAGAATGAGTAAGATTATACGAGGTACAACACCAACCCCGCAACCCTAAGCAAAGAGGACAGGCATTATGGACTATATTACAAACATTACATCATACCTTTTATCACTGAGAACCGAAGCTATTGAACAGCTTCACTACAGCCACACCTATTGGACTTTCCTGCTTCCTTTGGTGCTGATTGCCGCAGACATCGTATCGGGATGGATTCAGGCAACTATCAATTCAACGTGGGATTCCACAAAGATGCGGAAGGGTTTATTCCGCAAAGGCGGTGAAATGATGGTCGTGGTCATCGCATGGATTGTCGGAATCGCCCTGCCGCTGGATTTCAACATTGCCCTTTTCGCATCGATTTACATCGTCATCATGGAAGCACTGTCGGTACTGGAAAATCTGGACCTTGCAGGTATCCCCATGCCGACATGGTTGATTAAGCGATTAAAGAAAACTGCTCAGAGTATGACGGAGGGGGATACGGAGAGTAAATAAGATTTTTGATCATGGGAGTCGGGAAGCCGGCTCCCTTTTTTGGAGGTAAAAATGGCTCTGAAAGTCATTGATATTAGCTACTACAACACCATCACAGACTGGAGCAAGGTAAAGGCTTCCTGCGACGCGGTCATCATCCGGCTGGGGTACAGGGGATGCACAAGCGGAAAGATTGTCTATGATGAGATGTTTAAGACGTTTCTGGACGCCTGCAAAAAGTATGGCATCCCCTACAGCATCTATTTCTTCCCGACATCCATCAGCTACTATTTTAGAGGATGCACAAAATTAAAAACTGCTGTATTCCTGCAAAGTATTACATATGGTGAATATAGTGGAGCGTATGCAATATTTTATGGTTGTACCTCGTTGGAAGTTGCTGACTTGATGGCACAAAAATTAGGGACGGATACTTTTCGTAATGATCAAAAACTTAACACGTTAATTTTGCGCAATACTTCACAACGAACAGCATTTTATGGTGACCCGAAGTTTTCAACGACACCATTCAAAGAGAGCGGCACAGGTGGTACTTTGTACGTTCCACAGTCAATGATTTCGGTATATGAAGCGGACAGCGACTGGAGCAAGTTGCTTTCATATCCTAATAACCAAATCCTTCCAATCGAAGGCAGTATCTATGAAACGCAATACGCAGACGGAACACCTATCACAGTATAAGGGGTAAAAAATCATGTTATATCTTATCGTTTTAATCGTCACAAACACAGACGGCACTTACTCTTACTACACATACGATTTCCGCAGTTTTGCTACGGCACTTGTCAACTATGACCGTAAACAGGCTGAGACAACCGCAAATACGGCGGTAGCATACTACTCCATCAAGTTAATGGATGCGACAGGCAACATCCTC